TCATTTGTAATAATTGGAATTTTAGAAACAACCCCTGTATAGAATTTTTTTGCACCACCTCTCATTTCCAATCGTTCTTCATCTTCATTTACAAATTTACCAAAGAATTTTTTAATTAAATTTGGATTAACATTTGATACTTTAACTGCATGAACTATATCTTTTCCCTTTGATACAAATAGTGTATAAATTATAGGTGCAGTTGTTTCAGTAAATCTACCTTTAGTACCATCCACATATTCATATTCTTTTATAAGATAAAATTTAGCTCTAACCATTTTAGTGGCAGAAACATATTTTTTATCATCTATAAATCTACGATATATTGGATTATAATTTGGCATTATTTATTTAACATTTTCAATTTTGGCAATTGCAATTGTTGAAACTTTGGTTGTATCTTAGTATAAATACCATACTGATTTAAAATAGTATCAAACAATTTAGTCATTTTTTCTAAACTAAAGTTTTGTTTATTTTGTTTACCTAATTGATAAGATGCCGTTTTATATTTATCATAATTCTTATAAACATCTTTAATTGTCGGCAGGGCTTTTGAAACATTTACATTAAACCATTGTGCTTCTTTTAAAAGAAATTGGTCAGCCGCAGATTCGTGTACAGGTTTTAATTCACCTTCTAATAATACTGCACCTTGCTTTAAGAAATCAATATGTCCGCTCCAATTACTTACGATAACCGGCTTACCTGTCAAACTAAATTCTAATAGAGGTCTACCAAATCCTTCACCCTTTGTAAAGTTTAACATTGCTTTTACTTTTTTGTGTTCATATAACCCATTCATTTGAGCAGGAGTTAAATCGCCATGCAAAAGATAAATTGGAACTGATTTGTAATCTTTTCCCAATACTTCTTTTATTTTTTTAATAGTAGTTTCTCTATCTATTACACTAAATCCTGCTGAACTGGTTTTAAGAACTAATGCTGGCTTAACCTTTTCATTTTTGAAAGCCATTGCAAATGTTTTAATCATCATTCCCACATTCTTTCTATCTTCACCCAAATCACCTCTTAACCAATGCCCTACAAATAAGAAAGCAAAATCTTCTTTGATTGAATCCAATTCAGTAATATGTGCAACATGCTCAGTTCCAAAATCTTCTTCATCAAACCCTTCAAAAATAATTTCAACAGGTTTTTGAATTCTATGCTGAGCTATTAATTGTTTTGTATTATTATCAGCCTCATTATAAACCGTATCTACCAAACTCTTCTTTGAATGTTCCGATGGTACTAATATTAAATCCATTCTATTACAACCATGTACCCAATCTAATGGAGAGTGTGTCGTTTCAATTGCTGCTGTAATTCCAATGTTATAGAACCCCAATGGTTGAAATTCATTTGGTACAGTAACTTGTATGTAAATATCAGGCTTTTGTTGAATACCTGGTATTATATTATCCACAATCCACTTATGAAATGGTTTATCATAATTAAGTGCATCCATTGGAGTTTGTCCCCAACGAGTACTAATAACTTTGATTTCAAATTTATCTAATTTATAAAGAGAATGTAATAAATCTCTCGCGTGGTCACCATATCCACTTCTAGTTGCTACGGGTGCCTGAAATACTAATGTTGGTTTCATATTATAACTCTATTAACTTAAATTTTTGTTTTGGTTTCCAATTTGCGAATGCACCTTCCATACCTTCTACCAATGCATCACACATTGCTTCTTTGCTTAATTTTCCTTCACCTAAGAAATGATTTCTACCTTTTAATCCAGCAGCTTTTCTTTCTTCTCTACCCATTTTATACCAATCCATAATTAATGGAGATACATCTTCGAAATCAACTCTATCATCAAAAATATATGGAGTAGGGACTGAACCTGTTGTTGAACGAACTGGCCAAATTGGTTTAACCCAATCGCCATATACTACTCCTGCTTTTTTATGTTTATCGTGTAAAGAACCAATTTGAACGTAATCTTCTTCCATTAATAATTTACCCGTTCCGTTTTCTCTAAAACCACATTGGTCTTGCATACCACCTGTCACATTTACAATGATAGGTGTTCCTGCCATTACCGATTCTGCGGTTGCTAATCCAAACCCTTCATTAGATGCAATATTGATTGTAACATCAGCTATATTATAAAGATAGTTTAATTGTTCTTCACTATATTTGTTTGGTGCAAATATTACATTTGTTTCAGATGAACAACATTCTGCAATACTTCTTGGTAAATCCGTACCATGTTCTTCCACAGGTTGAGTATGCATCACTAAACAAACCTTATCTCTATGTTCAGGCGCAAGTGCTTCTACAAATTTATCAAATGCAAATATTACATCTAATGGTTGTTTTCTACGAATATTTCTATTATTCCAATAAAGAACAAATTCATATTCTTTATCCCCAAATATACTTTCTTTAAAATCTTTTGGAACTTCTACTGGTTTGTATAAATCTGAATTGATACCATGTGGTACATAGCTTACCTGCCAATCTGCGGGTGGTGTCCAATGTGCTTCCTTATCCCAACTCCAAACTCTACGAGTAATACCATAAGTTTGTTTTGAAATACAACCAATCCAATCACAACTTTCGTAGTAATCTCTATTATATTTTGGGTCTGGCAAATCATCCCAAATGTGATAGAAGAAAAGGGGTACTGATTGACGGATTTCATGCTCCATTTCATATAACCAAATCCAATATCTCGGGTCAGTAAAGTGTAAGATAGCATCAGGTTTTTCAATCATCAATAATTGTCTAATTGCATCCGGATTGCCATATCCATCAGATGGATATAATTTTACATTTGCATCTTTTACACCAGTTTGCTCTCTAACGCTTTCGTTTAAATCAAATACTTTTCCTGCATCTGGGTGTTGAATTGCTGCTCCTAACTGAACCCAATCGTATTTATCTACTGTGCCCAAAACTAATTGTTTCGAAACATTAGCAATACCACTAGTCATTCGAAGGTCATCGGAGAGTAATAGAATTTTCTTTTTTGTCATAACTTATTTTGTTCTCTTAAAATTGTGAACCACTAATTTGTAATATAGTGTATTCATTTAATTGTTTTCTAAATTCTTCGTTTTTTGTGTAAAGGTCTAAAGTTCGATTAACAAGTCTTTGAAAATTTAATCCACCACGTATTGTAGTAATTTTAAAATCCTCATCATATAACCTTTTTATAACCTTAACCGTAGTTAATTTTAAATCTGCCATAGTTAATAATATTTGTATATACATATATATACTAAAAATTATTTTCCATCACAATGTGTTCCATAGAATTCACACCATCCGCATAATTTTGATGGCTTCTTTGGAAATGGTATATCGGTTCTATACGAACCATCTGCATTAAATACATTGTCTACAAATTCCGTAAATCCTTTCCATGCTTTATTAATAGATGGTTTACCACTTGCCGGTACGTGTCTACTAATTCGTGGAATATGATAATCTGCATTTTCGGATACTTTACGTTTTAATATGATAAATTCAACTTCAATCATATCTTCGGAAATTTTTAACATCTCTGCATAAAATTTCTTATATAAAAGTATTTGAGTATTTTTAATCGGGTCTGATTTTTGATACTTACTCCAACCTTTTGTAGATGTTTTGAAATCGGTAATACGATATTTGCCAGTTGCTTTACTTCTAACAATAAAGTCAATAAATCCCAAAAAGTTTACATTTTCTGAAATTTTAGTATTGATGGGTTGCTCGATTGCAACTAGCTCATCATCTTTTAAAGAAAAAAAATTATTGAAATTTTTTGGTTTCTGAAAGTAATCTAAAATGAGATTCCCATCTTCTAAAAACTCTACTAATTCTTCTTTAGAACATATAGGGTCTTTACCTTCGTTGGATTCTTTGAGAAAGAACTCTCTCATTTTTTCTTTAAGGAAAGCCTTCGTATCCATTCCCTTATCAGCTTGTGATTTGGAGATACGAAGGCATCTACTTAAATATTCTTGCAATGTTTCGTGCATTGCTGAACCAAATACAGAATGTATATTGGATGATGATTCTCTTAAATCATCTATGTAACTTAGTTTATATTGATGTGGGCAACTGCTCCACATACTATATTGTGAAAATGATACTCTAGCCATATAACAAATATACGAAATTTATTTAAATAAACCAAAGAATTATATCTTTAATTTCAGTTTCGTAATTTGTTTTTTATCTATACCATACTTTTCATAAATGTATTTAATATTTTCTCTACCTTCTCTAGTTGAATAAAGAATATCAATATATTCCAATGCTTGCGATTCGGGTACTCCAAAATCTTTTTTAATTAACTCCACTAAAAACTCCTCATATTTATCTTCCGATTTACCTTTTATATATTTCAGATATTGTTTACCTTTTGGTAGAACATTGATATACAATTTGTACATCTCCTTTGGACGAAGAGTTTGAGTTAAAGGTAATAATGATGCAATTAATTCAACCCATTCCGGCTTCATAGACAGGAATCGATTAATCATAAAGTTACTCCACGATTTCAAATCCTCTTCCGATAACTTATCGAAATAGTTTGGGTCTTGTTCCGCCGTAATTGCATTAAGATGGTCGAATAACTTTTTAGCTGCCATTAGTTTTCTTCTTTTGTAATTTTTAATTCTTCAGGTAAAAAGTCCTGCAATGGTTTACCACAATTTGTACATAAGAATACTTCAAATGGCATAACAGTATCTTTATCACCACCAGTTAATAACTTAGATGCTTTACGAAATCTATAACCCGGCATAAAGATTAGGTTACCACATTCGCATGCTACATCTCTCGTATCTTTTAAATCGATTTGTGGTTGGTTAAATTGGTCTATCATTTTATAATATTTAAAATTTGAATAATTGTGCTCATAAACACTATTTCTTTATCTACTACTAAAGCATCTTTTGATAATCCATCTGCGATAGTAAGTATTACATTTGCCTTATCTCCGGATGCGTATTCATCTACTTTATCATATAACATAGTGTACATTTCTGAATAATCATTCAAACGATTATCTGCTACCGCCTGTCTGGTTTTCATAAATAGATTACGTTTATCATCCGATGATGTTAGTAATTCAATCAATTTGGTTTGGAAATTAGATTCCACCATAATTGCATGGTCTACTTTTAATTCACCTTTAGCTGATTGTAATTGGCAAGTATTTAATATTCTACGAATATCTGGATAATATGAACTAATAATATCAGCTACATTTTTCAAATCATATTTGATATTTTCTTTATCCAAAATCTTAGAAACCTGAACCGCTACATCTTTTTTAGTTGGAGGTGTAATTGCAAATGATTGACATCTACTTTGAATCGGGTCAATAATCTTCTCAATGTAGTTACACGTTAAAATGAATCTACAATGCTTACTGAATGTTTCCATTAAGTTACGAAGGATTGCCTGTGCGTTTGGAGTCATATAATCAAACTCATCCAAAATTACAACCTTAAATCCTGCAAAACCTACCGATGATGCAAAGTTCTTTACTTTGTTACGAACAGTATCTACATTGTTCTCATCCGATGCGTTGATAATCATATGGTCACATTTGATTGTGTTTACAATTAACTTTGCTAATGTAGTTTTACCCGTACCCGCTTTACCATAAAGTAATAAATGCGGAATATCGTTGTTATCCAAATATTGTTGGATAGTTTCTTTGATGGTTTCATTACCAACATAGTCAGCAAGAGTTTGTGGGCGGTATTTCTCCACCCACAAGCTATGCTCTCTTTTAT